GTTTGATGATCTTATTGTTCTTAAGAACAATCAGGGAACAGAGGAAACCCGAGTCCGTCATATGGATTATGGGGTTGTGCTTAGTAGTTTCTTCTGGAGACGATTCAAGAACAGAGAAAACATAACATTTTTTGACCCCAACGAAGTTCCTGATTTATACGAGGCTTTCTACTCAGATTGCGCGAAGTTTGAAGAACTTTATGTCAAATATGAGAAGCGTAAGGATTTACGCAAGAAATCCATGAATGCTGAAGATGTATTCAAGGGTGGTATATTAAAGGAGAGAACTGATACAGGCCGCATATACCTAGTATTCATCGATAATGTTATGAATCAAGGTCCATTCGACCCAGAATACCACACAATTTATCAGTCAAATTTATGTTGTGAAATACTTTTACCTACTCGTCCTTTTAAGCGCCTCGATGACGATGCTGGTCGCATCGCTCTATGCACTTTGGGTAGCATTAACTGGGGAGCGTTCCGTAATCCTGAAGATATGCGTAGGGCTTGCCGCATCCTACAGCGTAGTCTTTGCAATATATTGGATTACCAAGATTTTCTTAGCATTCAATCTAAGTTAAGCAACGACGAGATTCAGCCATTAGGTATAGGTGTGACTAATCTAGCATACTGGCATGCAAAGCGCGGATTAAAGTACGGTGACGGAGATAGTTTACAAGAAGTCAAAACGTGGATGGAGCATCAAGCATATTACTTGACTGAAGCCACTGTTGAACTCGCTAAAGAGCGAGGTAAGTGCGCACACAGCGACAAGACACGATATGGTCAAGGAAAGTTTCCTTGGGAGTTACGTGCTAAGGGCGTTAACAAACTTGCGAACTTCAAACCTGAACTAGACTGGGAGCCACTCAGAAAAGACATGAAAGAGTACGGAGTGCGCAATGCTACATTGATGGCTATCGCACCGGTAGAAAGTTCAAGCGTAGTGATCAACAGCACGAACGGTATCGAATTACCAATGTCGTTGATCAGTGTCAAAGAAAGCAAAGCCGGCAGTTTCACACAAGTAGTGCCCGAGTATCAGAAATTAAAAAATAAATATCAATTGATGTGGGAACAGACTGATTGCGTTGGTTATCTGAAAACGGCAGCGGTATTGGCAGCATATGTTGATCAAAGCATAAGCACAAACACTTTCTATAACCCTGCGCATTTCCCAGATCGTAAAGTTCCAACTACGTTGATCGCTAAAAATCTTATGCTTGCCCATCAATGGGGACTTAAGACATTCTATTATAGTTTGATCAACAAAGCAGGGGCAAAGGTAGCAGAAGATAAACCAATTGAAGTAGTAGAAACTAATTTTACCGAAGACGATTGTGAGTCTTGCAAACTTTAAGAAAGGATGATATCATGGCGTATAGTTCACAGGTGATTGACCATTATGAAAACCCACGAAACGTTGGTAGTTTTGATAAGTCCGATAGCGATATTGGTACTGGTATGGTTGGTGCACCTGCTTGCGGGGATGTTATGAAGTTGCAGATAAAAGTGCAGGACGGTATCATTACCGATGCGCGTTTTAAGACATATGGGTGCGGATCCGCTATTGCTAGCAGTTCACTAGTAACAGAATGGGTGAAAGGTAAATCGTTAGATGAAGCAGGCTCTATCAAGAATACACAGATCGCAGAAGAGTTAGCATTACCGCCAGTAAAAATTCATTGTAGCATACTTGCTGAAGATGCAATAAAAGCAGCGATAGAAGATTACAAACAGAAACACTGATATGGTAGTAGTAAAAGATAATTTTTTATCTGAGGATAGATTTAATTGGTTAAAACAGATCGCATCTAAAAAGGCTGAGTCTAGTTTTAATATAGCCACTAAAGGTAATGCATCGTTAATATCAAAGTTTTATACTAAAGATAACACGGGATGGGATTTAAGTTTTCTTAAATTAAAGGGCGATGTGACGATACCCGCACATGTTTTAGGAAAAGAAGTCATACACATCATCGATGATGTAGAAAGTGCGATAGCAGAATTTGATTCGTTTGTAAAACACGAAGAATTGGTCAATCTTTACTTCATGTTTTCTATAAAAGGCTACGAGATTCCAAAGCATTTTGATGCTGTATATCGCAATAGCACAAAAGAAGATTTGAGTAAGATATATAAAGCGTTTATCTTTTGCCACGATGAATGGTCTGAAGATTGGGGAGGAGAACTTTGTTTCCATCACGGGGAATATTCACCACTTCCTAATCGTTTACTAATATACAGTGGCGATGAAGAACATTGGGTAAAACCTGTTAATGATATGGCAAAAGACAATATACGTAAGATATTTGGATTAAGATATAGAGAAGAAAAAAATGAGCAAAGAACAATATAACCTAAAAACTAAAACTGATTATTTGAATCGTAAGATGTTCTTGGATCCTGCAGGTCCAGTAACTATCCAACGTTTTGAAGAAGTAAAGTATAACAAGATACAAAAGTTAGAGCAAACAGCAAGAGGATTTTTCTGGGTTCCAGAAGAAGTCAGCCTAACTAAAGACGCAAATGATTTTAAAGATGCTAGTGAAGCAGTAAAGCATATCTTTACAAGTAACCTATTGCGCCAGACTGCACTTGATAGTTTACAAGGCCGTGGTCCTAGCCAGATATTCACACCTGTTATTTCATTGCCGGAACTAGAAGCACTTGTTTATAACTGGACATTCTTTGAGACTAACATTCATAGTCGCAGTTACAGCCACATCATTCGTAACATCTATAATGTGCCTAAAGATGTTTTCAACAGCATACACGATACAAAAGAAATCGTTGACATGGCAAGCAGTGTTGGCAAGTATTATGATGACTTACATCTACTTAACTGTAAAGTAGAAGCAGGTGAGAAGGTAAAAGAAAGCGAACATATCAAAGCGATTTGGTTAGCACTCAACGCAAGTTACGCACTTGAGGCTTTCCGTTTCATGGTAAGTTTTGCTACAAGCCTAGCAATGGTCGAGAACAAGTTGTTTATCGGTAATGGTAATATCATTAGTCTAATTCTACAAGACGAGTTGTTACACAAAGAATGGACTGCTTGGTTGATCAATCAAGTTGTCAAGGAAGATCAACGATTTGCTAAAGCGAAACAAGAATGTGAACAAGAAGTATATCAGTTGTATATGGATGTTATACGTGAAGAAAAAGATTGGGCAGACTATCTTTTCAAGAAGGGGTCAGTGATTGGTCTTAATGCCAATATATTGAAAGATTTCGTTGATTACACCGCAGCCACAGCACTCAAAGAGATCGGTATCAAATATCAAAATCCTGCACCCAAAATTACACCGATCCCCTGGTTCAACAAGCACAGTGACACTAGCAAAAAGCAAACAGCATTGCAGGAAAACGAAAGCACTAATTACGTGATCGGTGTCATGAGTGATCAACTAAATTACGATGACCTACCGTCATTGTAATATATAATAATATAAGGAGAAAAATATGAAAGCCATAGTATGGAGCAAGCCTGACTGTCCCTATTGCGTTATAGCAACTAAATTATTGGAAAGTAAAGGATATGAAATAGACGAGAGAAAGATAGGATTTGGGTGGAATAGAGAGCAATTATTTGAGGCTGTACCGAACGCACGAACAGTACCGCAGATATTCATCGATGGACAGTACATCGGCGGCAGTGACGATCTAAAGAAATATTTCAACGAGGTTAAATAAGTGGAACTTAATAAAGACGAAACATATACATTCAAGTTAAACAGCGGAGAAGAGTTAGTAGCCAAAGTGGTCGATGTAAAAGACACTCACGTATTGATTACTAGCCCTGTATCTGTCGCTCCGGGACCAAACGGCATGGGTTTGATGCCCAGTTTGTTTACTAACGACCAGCGTGGAAATGTCAGACTAAATACTAATAGCATCTCTCTAGTTGCGGATACAGAGGAAGCAGTCAAGATGAAGTATATCGAGGCTACTACCGGAATCACTGTACCTTCTAAGAAGATGATATTAGGATGATACATGCCAAAATTAAGTCGTAAGGGTGACAAAAACGATACAGGAGGCAAAATTGTTCGCGGCGCCGAGACGGTGTTCTGTAACAATATTGCTGTAGGCCTACATAAAAGCGACATCACCCCGCACGATCCTAAGAAAAATAAAAAGCCGCATCAAGCGGCTAAAACCACAGAGGGCAGTCCTACTGTATATGCCGAAGGTTCACCGGTATTAAGAGTGGGTAGCGGCAATGATTGCGGACATAAGATAGTTCAAGGTAGCGACAACGTTTTCGTTGAGTAATAATCATGGCAGATTCCGGTAAGCAAAGCCCATTAGGCGTCAACGTACTAGGTTCGATAATCGATAATATCGGCTTTTGGATTAATCCGGAAGCAGAATCTTACATGGGTAAGAGTAAACTTACATGGACAGAGATTCCCGGCAGCGGCGCAGACTATGCAAGAACGTCAGAAAATCTAGTATTCGGTAAAACAGTAGAAGAATCATGCTTGAAGTGGGTTACTTGGTCGATCAATGATGCATTCTTTAGAGGGGCAGCAAGTAAAGCAAATGTTAGAGCAGCCGGCTCAGGTATTACTGTATTAGCAGGTACATACAATAACATCGTCAATATAGGACAGAATTCTACTACAGGTGGTAAGTATCTTCCTGCATTAGGAAACAGTCCACCCTTCGATAACTGGACTAATCAAAACGCAGATTCATGGGATCCTACATATCAATGGAAGAATCCACATCCTGAATATGTCAACTGGGGTCTAGCAGGCCCACCAGCAACAGCATCATATGGATTATTCAATTGGGAAAAACCTGTATATGAAGGGCCGTATCCTGTAAGTTCTCCATTCACACCTGTCGATAGAGTTAACTTTGCATATATGAATGAAGGTCAACTTGCTAGTTGGTGGCCGTTCAGAGCGACAGCACCTTTAGCAGGCGGTCCAGGAGCATCTACGGGTGCCCCGGGAGCAACAGGTGCACCGGTGGGATCAGGTCCTGGCCCTAATAGTTATGCAGGATGCACACCGGGTCCTGTTGATGTGAAATGGGAGCCTAAATTCGAAGAATATACAGCACCTGGAGAAAACACACAGAATCCATGGCGATGGGTTCCCGGTTCTGATGGTGCATCCGGAGAAGTATACTCTAT